CGGTTCATCTTCTCTAGCGCGGGCTTGTTCTTCGGATTCTGGGCAGCCTTCTTGGTCACAACGAACTCGCCCGGCGTGAGCAGGGCTGGCACGGTGTCCTTGCTGCCCTTGCCGGGGACTTTGCCCCCCTTCTTGTAGAGTGCGGCAGGGGGCGGGGCCCCAATGCTGAGGGGCGGGCGTTTCGCACGGCCCTGTGTCTTCTGCCCAAACATCAGACCCGGTTGTGTCTGGGCACGGCCCTGCGTCTTTTGCCCAGGGACGGGCAGCTTGGCATTGGCAAAGCCCAGCGGGCTGTCAGGCTTGACCGGGCCGCCTAATTGGTACCGCTTCACCGCACGGCTCTTCGGCTGCTGCGCGTCGTCGGGCACGGCCCCCCCGAAGCGAAACCGTGAGCGCAACCCCTGCCCCGCTTGCCCGGTGTTCGGGGTCACAGCCTGGGGGGACAACATAGTATCAGCCTGCGGGGAGAGGCTCGGCTTCCGCTTCTTCCTCGTTACGACACCGCCCGCTGCATATTTCTTGACGGTCCCGCCGCATCCGAAGTACCCCTTCGACGCGCCCTTGCGGGCCTCGCCTGAGAGGTAGTGGAAGCCGTCGTCCAGGCCCTTCATAGGGGGTGTTACGCGGTGCCCTTCTCAGACGACGCGGACTTCGTCTTGCTACCCGTGCCACTGCCGCACGTGAGCGGGCATGCGCCCGGGGCCTTCATGCCGCCTTCGCCGTGATGGATCATGCCTTCGTAGGAGTTCTTGCCGGTGCCCTTGTCACTCTTAGCCATGGGGGTCCTCCCGTTAAGGGGCTTCGGGGGCCGGCTCGTTAGGCGCCGGCTGCGGCTCCTGGGGCTTCTCGTCCTGCGGCTTCTCTGCCATATGTCACCTCAAACACAAAGGCCCCGGGGGTGCTGATGCACCACCCGGGGCCCATTGAAGGTCGCCCGTATACCTTCCCTATACTACATGGCACGAGTCCCGTGCAAATAAACTCCAGTTGCACTCGGGAAAAAGCTCCGGGCGCCGTTGGCCGACTTGGACACGGTCGTCGGCGCTGGAGGTGCCAGCCAAATCTCCTGCGCCTCTACTCCAACCACTTTCCGGTTGTGGAAAGTCAACACAATCCGAGCCGGGCGTCCAGAGTTGCAGAGGCCCACAATACGGCGGCCTATGTCATCGTCTAGAATTTCTACTTCAAGTTTCATGTCTATTCGGCATCGTCCTGATCACGTAACACGGCCCACACGAGGTCGGGGCGCTCCTGCCAAAAGTCCGATTCCGCCCGCATGACCTTTTCGGCCGTCGCCCGGTCTACGCCGGTGCGCTCCATCACGTATAGGGTGAGGCGCTGCCAAATGTCCACGTGCAGTTTCAACTCGAAGGGGTTTTTCTCGGCCACGAGAATTAGACTCCTGCCGAGGCCATGCTGTTCGTGCGCTGCTGGTTGATTTCCGCCGGCAGCCCGGGCTCGCCGACCGCCTGCGCACTCATGCCGGCGCCGCCCTGCTGCTGACCCTGCGGGCCCATCATCTGCTGGAACATTGGCAACTGGGCCAGCGTCTGCGGCAGCATCGCCGCCTCCTCAGGGGACATTTGCAGGGTGGCCGGGTCGATGTTGAGGGTCTTCAACACCTGGGCGAGCGTGGCGTCAAGGGAGTACTTGCGCAGGAACGCCTGCATCATGAGCGGGTTCGAACTCACCAACTGAAGCAGCGCCGCCAGCTTTTGGAAGTCCCGCGCGCGGGCCCGTACGGCGCTCAGGCCGAACACCCGGAACTTGGCGCCGTGGAACGTAGCAAATCGCTCGGCCGGGCTCATGCGGGCGAGGATCACCGCGGCGCGCTGACCGATGGCCCCCACGATGTCGTCTGTGTCGAGGTCGTCCGCGTACTGGAGTAGGTTGAGGAACAGCTTGCGCAGGCACCGCTCGATGCCGAGTTCTTCAATGTCCCGCACGATGCCGTCCAGCATGGACTGCTGCCCCTGCTCGGCGGCGACGACTTCCGTTGCCTTGATCTGCTTGGGCGACAACATGCCGAACTTCGTGTCGTTGGTCATCATGCCGGCCTGGAACTCCCGGTCGGCGATGTTGAACATGGCGAGAGCATCCTGCGGGGTCGCTCCGGTCGCCACAACCTCGACCACCTTGCCGTTGGGCGGGCAGCGGTCGTTGACTACAAGCGTAACGCCCTGCGGCACGCCGTCGGACACTTGACGGGGGTCCTCAAGCCAGTCCGTACGGATCTGCTTAATACCCCACACCGAGGCGAGACCGCCGTCGAGCATGAGGTTAAACAGTTCGTTGAGCGCAATATTCAGGGATGCCCCGTAGTCAGCCAGCGCCCGATGCCACACGGAATGCGGCACGCGCAGCAGCGGGAACACGACGAACGGAGACTCGCCGTGCCAGTAGGGGTTGTCCTCCGGCGGGCGAACGAGGTACTTGTCGTTCGCAATCGTGGCCACACAGTTCTTTTTGATAATGCGTCCGTTGGGGCCGAGGATTGTCCCCCAAAACTCATGCAGAATGACACGCTTGCGGAAGGACGGCACCGGGGCGATGTCTTGGCCGACATAGCGAATGCGAATGATTTCCTGTTCACTGTTCGTAAAGTCTTCGTTGATACGGTCGACGGCGGCCTTGTCGTAGATGCCTGCCTCGGCCCACTCGACGAGGTGCGCCAGATCGGTCTCAATTTCCTGGATTTCGTACAGTCCATGGCCCCGCGGGTCTGGGTAGTAGTCTTCATCCCGGATGAGATCGATCACCGGACGGTAGGTGCTGACTTCCTTCCGGGCCAGCGAATGCGTGACACGTGGTCCCAACATCCCGGCCACGTCCACCTCTTCGAGACCCCGCTCGACAATAAATCGGTTTTCTTTCGTCAGGGCACCATGAACCTTAAGAACGACCAGGCTGTTGAGCGCGCCAATTTTCATGGCGTCCGACACGACTACGGGAAAGGGGGTGTTGACGTACCCGTCGCCCAACCGGTCCAGATACACATTCACTAAGTTGCGCACTTCATCGCCGGTCAGTGCGGAATCGCGGGGCACTTCCGTGCGGAACCAGTCTCCAAATTCGGTCAGGGCCCGCTTAATCGCCGAGGCAAATTGCTCCACGGCCATGGGCAGCTTCGGCAGGAACTCCTTGGACTGCCCGCGGGCTTTGTAGGAATAATCCTGCTCCCCAATGAACATGCGCAGGTTGGCCCGGTTCCGGATGATCCGACTAAAGCGGGCGCGGGTGGCCTCCGTCTTATACTGCCGAATGACGTTGAGGACAGTGAGGTCGATGCCGCTGGCAACCGGGCGGTCATCACCGGGCAGGCGCTGAGTGGAAAACCCGGCCCTGCCTGGGCCGCCCACCATGTTGCCGTTCGCCCGGATGGCCACGTTAGGGCTCCTGCAAGTAGCGTGGGGCCCAACCGGAAGTACGGCGGTTGCCTCGGTACGAAGCAGGCGCCCTGAAAGACTGCGCCTCACTTGTCGGGCGCTGTGTGCTACGGGGGTTGGGGCCAGTTTCGCGGGGCCACGGAGTCTTGTTCAAGAGGTTGCGCTGTTCCCCATGCGCGAGCTCCTTGCTGTGCAGCAACATGGACTGCCCTTTTTCTGGCCCGGATAAGAATTCTCCCTCAACCCATTGCACGCGCCCACGCCCTGCCGGGGAAAGCTCTCCCTCAACACGGTGTCGGGGCATTTCGGCAGTGCGCTCCACCCCGTACTTATTGGCAAGAGGCGGCCGGGCAACGGCCGACCCTTGGGTAAGGGCGGGACCCTTAATGCGCACGTACTCGCCGGCCAACTCCTTCGTAAGCGGCGTCGAGACAACCTTCGCGGCCTCACCGGGGTGGAACAGGCGGGTCGGCGGCTTCCAGATCTTGCCTCCCCCGGGGCCTTCGACCATGATGGCTTCGGTAAGGAACCCGGGCCGGGCGAGGGCTTCATTCTCTTGGGCCCGAGGGTCACGCAACACCGTTTCCCCGGCCGGCGGGTTGAGAAACGGGGTAGACTTCTTGCGGGGCGGCTTCAGTACTTCGCCGCCGTCCTGGAACTTCATCGTCGGCCCGCCGGCTGCGCCCGGATGCTTGCCCTTAAGCGAAGGCGTGTGCTGCTTCTTCATTCTAGGGGCGGCGCCTCCTCAGCAGGTGCCGGGCCGTCGTCATTATAGGCGTACCGAGCTCTCGGAATCAGCGTAGCACGGGTGTACGAAGCAGCGATGCAGTCTGGGCACACGCCGATGGCACGGGTCGGGCCGGGGTGGAGCGGAATGCCGCACACGCGGCACGGCTTGAAGGATGGTGGAGGGAGCACCGGATCGAACGATGCACCAGGCCCAGCCGGGTTTCCCCTGCCCTCCTGTCCCCCCGTTGCGGTCATAGTATAGCTAGTCCTCCGGCTGACGCGCGGCATCTTGGATCGTACGAATAATATCGGTTGCCAGCCCTTGACACCACACCGCATGGCCATGCCAGCTTTCCATGTGCTGGTCCACGGACGTGCCCGTAATGAGGACGCCCGCAAAGATCAGATGGTCGAATCGCTGCCTGAGCGTATCCAATAGGTCATCCGTCGGTACCAGCGAAAGATCAGCCACGCAGTTCGCCCCCGGTAAACCCATATGAGGGATTCGCAATTGAGACACGGGTGCGGCCCGCCGGTGGGGTGGACGTAAACGCCCGGACCGGCTCTTCGTACACAATCCAGTAGCCGAGGGCGTCACTTGGATGCGTCCGGCGGAAATACGGGTCATGCCGGTTATTGGTCTTCTTAATCACGCCGCGGGGGTCAAGGAGCACCTGTTCGAGGTCTTGGATCAGTTCCCGGCACGACGGATCGACCTCCAGGTTGATGACGCCCTGCTCGTTTTTCATTTGTCGGTTGACCGCGTTGACCCGGTCCTTGATGAGCGGGTTCGTCTCCGGTACCTTGAGGCGCACCGGCGGGCCATAGGTTCGCATGGCGTTGAGAATGAGTTGGTAGTCTGACTGGCCGGTCTGCCCGGTGCGGGCCTTGCCGGTGGCGTCCCCGTAGAGCCACACTTCGGCGGTGTGCGTGGGATAGGCTTCCCGGAACCAGTCGACCATGTCGTTGATGTTGCCTTCGTCCAGTACGAACTCGCGGTAGACCCGGAAGAGTGTGAGCTCACGCTGTCCCACAAGGGACACAAGCGGCTCCACGTTGAAGTCCCACATCCAGCACAGGGGCCGGCGCGGGAGCATCGCAGGTTGCTTGCGGACGTGCAAGGCCCGGTTGAAGGCGCCGTACGCCCGGCTGCCCGACAGACCCGGGAGCCACTCACCGCCCAGCCGGATGCGCCGTTGGATCGATCCTTCGGGATAAATCGATTCGAGCCGGGCAATTTCTTCGGGCTGAATGTGGGGGTTGTCGTAAATACTCGCGCCGTAGACCGCCGTGTTGTGCCGGTTTTCCCCACGTTCCCACGGTTGGATAATCTCGGAGAACACCCAACTGACACCGCCGACCATCCCTTCCGGCGGCAGCAGGGTGCAGGTCATGAAGATGCGCAGCTTGCGGCCGGCGCCAACGCGAATGACCGACTCCTCGTAAATTGTCTTCGGAGGCTCTTCGTCGAAATGGATCCAGTCAAGGCCGGCGCCTTGGAACTTCGTCCGGCCTGATTCGGCCGACTTAAAGGTGATAATTGATCCACTGCCAGGGCCCTTGAGCTTCAGCGTCTGGTCGGCGACGCTCCAGTTCTTAATCTCGCGGGCAGGAATAAAGGGCTCGTGTGAGGCGCCGGCCATAAAGCCGTTGTCGAAATACTTGGGCTGAATCACGTCGCGGGAGACCGGAAAGTCAACCGTTACTACCCACCCGGCGGTGGCACGGTCAAACACGGTGACTTCTGACCCGTATGCGCCTTTAACGTCTTGCCCAAACCGGGCCAACATGGCGCCACAGTACGCCCCGGCGTCACTCTTACCCGACCGGTTGGCCGCAACAAGAAAGTTGCTTTGCACGCGACCCTCGAGAACGGAATCGATAAACGGCTGCTGGCGGGGGGTCGGGCTCCAACGGAATAAAGGATCGGCGGCCCGGCGGCGGGCCATTTCGGCTTCCATCGCAAGACTGCGCTCGACAGCCTCGCGTGTGGGTTGGCTCACGCGCTACATATTAACCCTCGCCAGCTCAAAAGTGACGCGGTTTACATGAAATCGGGACGTGAGCTCACGGGAAATCAGGTCCAAGAGAGCGTACCCGGGAAACGGGCCGGACAGCACAAGGGCCGGCGTGTATGTGCGGTTGTCGCCCTGCACGCCAACACTCTGGATACCATCGAGCACATCCACGCGAAGCGATTGGACGGAGAGATAATCAACAAGGGCTTGTGCAGCAGCAAGGTCCATCACTTGCGCGTACTGATCAGATAGCGCGTCGAGCCCGTAATCGTTTCACCCTTGTTCGTCAGCCACGTGACATATTCAATGCACCGTTGGCCGAATCCAGAAAATGTCCAGCGCGCATGGTGAATAGTTCCGTCCGACAACCGCCGGAGAACTTCCTTGGTCACCGTTCCATCAGGACTCACAATCGCGCCCCTAGCCACGATGGGCGCACGCGCCAACACAGCCGGCAGGGTAGGAGCAAACGGCAGCAGGTGCAGGGCGCCTTGAAGAAACGTACGGCGGTTCATCGCCGCCACAATGCTGCCAATTCTGGGCCAAACACCTGCCGCACGGCGCCCCGGGCTGCCAGGTCGCCCAGCATTATCTCGGCGGCGGTGCTGTTCCATGTGTGAATCACAATTCTTGCCTCCGCATTACACTCAGGGTGCGCCTTGAGCCACCGGCTTACGTCCCGGCCCGTGCCGCGGTGTGAATGAATGCGCAAGTACCGTTCCTCGACGCCCTCACCCATAATCGGCGGGTGGTCGCTATAGTGATGCGGCGCCAAATCGTGGTCGAGGAAAATGAAATCGAACGTGTGCTGTGTTAGCCATTGAATCGCTTTCGGGGGCTTGTCGGTTACGAAAAGTTCGTGTCCGTGCAGACGCCGCTCAAACCATGCCACTCGCTCGCGCGCATCCTCAACAATGAGGACCCGCATTCAACACTCTTCCCGGCGGCGCCGGACAAACTTGCCCTGTGTTGCCAAGGCTTTCTCCACCGCCCCCTCCTTCGGCTCGAACCCCGCCTCGGTGAGGAGTTGGATGGCAAGCGGCACGAACAAGGGGTGCATCGAGAGCCCCCAGCGGTCGCGACCGACCGGGATGACGGACACCTTGTGTCGATATTCCTCAGGCACGTCAGTAACCATTGCATCCTGTACGACGAGAATGACTTCTGCCCACTCGAACATCATGCGCTGCGTCTCGGGGCTGTTCTTGCCCAAACTGAGAGCCATTGCGTCGTGTCCGTCCGCCGGCCGAAAGTAATACTTGAGCAGCGTGGCCAGCGTGACCGAACGGCAGTTTCCGCCTTCGCAACAGCACAGGATGCGCATCCTCCGATTCAACACACGTCAGCACTCCAACGGACCGGCGCGCATATATCCCTGTGCGGTCAGGGCCACGCCCGGGACCTTGCCCATGGCAAGTAGGTACTCCGCGAACTCAAGATCACGCCGTGTGTTGATGTCCAACACTTCGTCCTCGGGCGGGGTAAAGACCCCGATTCCCTCGCCGCCGTTTCCCACAATCAGATGGCTCCCCTCATGTCGAAACGTGCGGGGCAACGCACTGCGGGGCTGCTGATAGAAGTGGGGCATGGCCGGTGCCACATTCGGGCCGTCCCATAAAATGGACCAGAATGGGGGGTGCTCGTTCTCCCACAAGCTCATCATGATGCGTACCCCGCGCTGCCGGAACTGTTGCCAGGTCGCCCGGATCGTTTCAGGGCGACGAAACGGGGACGTGGGCAGCAGCACATAGATAGCTCCGGACCACTCCAGGGTGGCACGGGCCCATTTGATCACATCCTCCACGGTTGCCGCGGGCGCCGCGAGTGTGTCGGGCCGGCGCAGCGGGCGTACCTTCAGTTCCTCTGCTAGCCGAAGCGCCGCGCCGTCCTCCGATGCAACGTAGATATTTTCACCGAAGATACCCGCCGTCTGGGCAGCCTCCACCGACCAGGCCAACAGGGGCCTGCCGCCGAGCGGCACCAGATTCTTCCTCGGCAACCGCTGCGATTGTCCCTTGGCTGGAATCAGGGCAAGGACGTTCACCGTACCCCCCGGTAGATAATGTATGTGCCCGACGCCGGATCGTAGGCTGCATCCGCCGGCTCCTGCTCCACTTCGGGCCAGTCGGTGCGTTCCATAAAGGCCACGTCAGCAACCCACGCAACTCCTTCCGAGTGCATGACACCGTTAACGTAGCGCAAGGGCACGGCCCGGCGAATCTCGTACCGTACCCCTTGCTGAAGTGTTTTGTGTGCGTGCTGTTGAAGCCGTACGATGGCAGACCACAACCACTCGTTAATTTCTGCCCGGGGCGGCGTATAGTGCCAGTCCCGTGTATATCCGCGGCCGAAAATCACCGATACGCAAGCACCGTGGCGTCGTAGGGGCCCAAATAGTCCACCAACAACCGCAGCCGGTGCGGGTGGCACAGGTCGTGCACCATGCGCACGACCTGTGCGGGGTCTGCCTGAAATTCCCCGGGCTGGGGAGCTGTGCCCCACGGGGTGAGGAAATTAAACCCAATACCTTCGTAACACAGATTCCACATCCGCATGACTGCTTCGGCCATCCACGCCAGGTCCCGTTCGGCAAACAGCCCCGACGCGATGACGAAATCGTACCGCGGCTCCGTCACCTCCGCCCCGTAGTGCATTAAGTCGCGCACCTTAAATGTCCACCGCGGCTCCCGCTGTTGTGCCACTGCGATGACCGCCGGGACAATATCCCAGCCCTCATAGTTCGCGGGTCCCCAGTCCCGCACGTACTGCACGAACACCCCCGGGCCGCACCCCACGTCCAGCACGACACCGGCCCGCGTAAATAGTGTAGAAAGCGCCCGTAGCCGAGCGTGTTGAGTCTTTTCACTCCCCCAATTCGCGACCGTGTGTGGGGCCGCGCCGCTAGAGGCGCGCGATGAATAGGCCGAGATGATCTCGGGGTTGTTCACGGTAGCCTGCCTTTGTGAACGCACGTCTCGATGCGGCGTTTTCGTCACGAACTTCGGCAATTACTCGGGAATACGCCTTGCCACGGGCCAAAAACGTCGCCTGTTCGATGGCCCGGGTCCCGATATTTTGCCCCCGGTGCGCGCCCCCCACCACAATGGAGAGCGCGGCCACCGGTTCGACAAGCACGTAGCCGACAGGGTGATGATCCCGCGTCGCCGTACGGTGGGAAATCACGTACGCATATCGTTCAACCCCCTGAAACCATTCGGGCCCTTGGGCGAGGCCGGACAAACTCCCTTGCACAACATCGGGCTCGTTCCGAAAGCCGAGGATGTGGTCTTCGTCACGTGGCGTTGCGGGGATCAGGATTACTCGAGATGCTCCCATTGTAGGACCTCATCGGTGTCCAGGGCCTGACGCACGAGTCTACCGACGACTAATTCCACTTGTGACGGACAAATGCCCCCTGCGGGGCGTTTTGCCGTGACTGCGGGGAGGGTGATACGCTCCCCGGGGCGGAGCGGCCGGGCCGCTACAAGGCTGCGGCCCCACCGCACGCGCTCCGTAGCCGCGTGCGCGGTGCCGGGCCCGTAGGCCGGCTCCCGCAAGGCAAGGGCCGCCGCGAAGATTGCCCGGGCCCAATCGCGAAATTCTTCTGGATCAAGAGACTGCACATGATGATGCCCTGTTAGGTCATTCCGTTGTAGGGTCAGACGCTTTTCCACAAGCCATGCGCCGAGGCCGAGGGCAGTGAAATCACACCAGATTTCTCGCTCAGGAGAGGAAAATCCCCACCCCGGCTGTATCCGGGCCATGTTCCAATCGCTCGTTTTGGTCGGATGAGGCGCATGGACCGGAAACGCTAACGGTCCTGCCGCCTCCAGCGCCTCTACATACTCCTGCTCAGTCGCCGTGCCAATATCCACAAGAACCGGTTTCCGCGTGGAGGCCATGGCACGGATCAGGGGCAGGTGGCGAATGTCCCACGCGCAGACCTTGTGTGCGGGCACGTCAAGGCTTTCAAGCAGATCGATGCCTGCCTCATAGTCGGTAGTCGCGTAAAAAACCACCCCTAAATCCCGACAATAATCCCGAATTTCACGCCATTGTGTCGGCGTAAAGACGGTTTCTGCCAACACATCGCCAATAGGGCGCGTACGCGGACCCGCGGCCGTTGCGTAGGTGAACGGCTCCTGAGGTCGCGTGGTCAGCCGGCGCGGGTCTGTCACGATAAACTTCGCTGCCTGAACCCCTGCCGTCGCGACTGCCCGAATAAGGTTCTTCGCCCGTGCCATGTCACCGACCGGCGTCACGCCTAGCTCCGCCTGGAGAAAGGGCGGGTGGCCGGGGCTAATGACCCACGGGCCGATTTTTATGGGACGTAGCGCAGGCGTCGGTTCTGTTCCTCGGAAGGCATACATCGCTTTTTCCCATCCCCCATGACCTTGGCAGCAATGTTGGCCAGCCGCACGTACGCGGTCAGCTCTACAGGGCCGAGGGAGTGTGCCGCGTCAGGGTTGCGTTCGTCGGTATCCGATAGCCGACAGTGAACTTCCAAGACCTTGGCCCCCGCAGCCACGGCCAAACTCGACGTACCGATCCGCCGCGTGTGGTCCGAGAACCCGTCCAGGTCAAGTGTACGAATGACTGCCAGATTTAGATCGGCCAATGGGGCTGGGTAGGCCGAAACACAGTGTAGGAGCCACTGGTCGGGGAAGGAGGCGCGCAGTTCGGCCGTCTCGAGAAAGGAACACAGGCCGGTGGAAATGACGAGGGGCTTGTCGTATTGGACGTGGGCCTGGATAAATGCCCGATCCGTCGCCCCCCATGACGCAATCTTGAACCGATCCACATGCGGCGCGACCCGGACAATATCCTCGAACAGGTCCACTGTGCACATGAACTGGAGTTTGGCGTTATGCGCCGCCTCCGCCAAGCGCGGCAGCCACGACACGGGCATTTGGTACCGACGGTAGATGTCAAGGGCTTCCGGCGCGTGCAGGCGCTCGACGAGCTTGTACGGGTCGGACCAGAACTGGAACTTCACCGCGTGCGCCCCCGCGGCCTTCGTTACGTTGATGAGTCGGAGCGCCCGGTCAAGCTCCCCGTCGTGACACGATCCCGCCTCCGCGATAATGAACGGCGTCATTCGCTGCGCGGCGCCCGGTCCAAGTAGCGAAACGAATCGACAAGTTCCGCTACGGTTAGCCACATGTCGTTGGCATCGCTGCTGTAGGTCCATCCTTCCTGCACGGGGTCCCCCTCCCACGACAACCGGTCCCATGTGCGGATTTCAGGCTCCACAATATAGCAGCCCGCGTCCTTCTGCCACAGCGTGTGAAGCGACTCTTCAGGGGTGATGAGTATTTCGTGGAGCTTCTCGCCGCCGAGACGTTTGCCGGTGATGCTGAGGGGCGTCGTTTCATTGCGGCGGAAGTGGCGCTGAAACGCCGCGTGAGCAACATCCTCCACCCGAAACGAGGGCAGCTTCGGTACAAAGATCTCACCCCCACGTAGCGTATTCAACGAGTGGAGGACAAACTGCGCCGCGTCCGGCAGGGGAATGCCGAAGCGTGTCATGCGCCGATCGGTAATGCGGTACCCGCCAGCCTCGGACGTGAAGTGCGCCTTAAAGCGGTGAGCCACTGACCCGCGGGACCACAACAGGTTGCCGAAACGCGCGCACCCCACGGCTAACCCGCGCGGGTAGGTGTAGGTGTTCGACGAAATGGCCAGCTCTTCCGCCATGGCCTTCGATTTGCCGTAGAAATTCGCCGGGTGGCACCCTTTGTCGGAGGTAATTACGAGGACCTTACGCACACCGCATGCCGCGGCAGCACGAATAACATTCATCGTGCCGTCAACGTTTGTGGCTTTGATCTCATGGGTATTGTAGACGCCGGATCCCACCCACTTGAGCGCCGCCGTGTGAATGACCGCGTCCACCCCGTGAAAGGCGTCCAACAGCCGCGAATAGTCACGCACGTTCCCGAGAAAGAGGCGCATGCGGGCGTCGTGAAACTGTGGGTCCAGTTGCATCATGGCCTGCTTGAATTCGTCCGTCGAGAGGCAGACCACCCGTTCCCACCCGGCGTCCAAGGCCGCGCGCAGGAGCGCGCGGCCCAGGGACCCGGTGCCGCCGGTAACGAGAAGCGATTTCACCGCTTGCGAGCCAACGCTAGCCAATCCGCGGGCAGCTCACGCCGTTGCCTTGCGAAAGGGCAGGACCGAGACTTCCACTCGGTCCTCCTTTCCCTTATATTCGTCCGGCAGGAACCGCATTGCCTTCGCTGCGGCCTGCGTTTCGCTCTCCGCCATCACCGCGTTCAAGCCGCCGACAATGGTCGGTACGGCGCCGTCGTCGAAAACCTGCTTTTGCGTGGGTTTAACTACCAGCACCACTAGGTACACCTGCATCGCCTTTTCCTTTGGACCCATCTGATGAAGTTGATTGGGTTGTGTTCGTCACGTTGAGATTCGTCGCTTCGAGGCGCTGCTTGTTCGTCCAGTCCATGGACGTGCGGGACGTGGTCCAATCAGCCCCGGCGTTGCGGGCGGTGTACGCCGCCCGGGTGTTGGACAGGAACGCCGTATAGGCCGCGGTTACGGTCTGCCCGTGCGCGCCGCTGTACCCCATCGACGCGCCCGCGCTAATGCCCAGTTGCTGGGCTTCGGCAAACTCGTCGACGTTCGCCCCCAGGTACAGGAGTTTCCATCCCTCGCCTTCCCGCTGCTGCACCAACTCCTGCACCGCCTTCTTCGTCCACTTGCGGCTGGAGTTTTCCTCGCCGTCAGTGATGATCAGGCACGTCACCACATTGCTGAGCTTCGCAAATCGTGTGAGTACTGCGCCGACCGCATCGAGCAGGGGGGTACCCCCGCGGGGGCGAAGCGTCAACAAGTCCAGATCCACCTGGGGCATCGGCACGGCTTCAAAGACCACTTCGCACGGGTCCTCCGTATCAAACCGCACGAAAGTCAGTCGAACATCGCCGGCGAGGTCACGCAGGTCGCGAACAAACGAGCGGAGACCGCCTTCATGGTCGGCCTGCCGTGTCTGCATGGAGCCGGAACGGTCGAGGAGAATGACAAAATCACTTCGTTCCACCCTGCGCCTCCTTGAACACCTTATACCCACTGATGTCGACGTGGTCGTTTCGCAACGGCGGCGGGTCCCCAGGCAACCCGTGCAGCAGCCACAACCCCCGTGCCGCCTCGGGAGGTGACAAGTACATATGCCACCCCCGCTGGCCTGTGTCTTCTTGTTCAGGGTCACGGCCGTCGAACCGGGCCCGGCGTAGCCACTGCGCCGCATCGGCATCGTGCGTCAAAATGGCTCCACCCTGGCCGATGGGCAGGGTTTTCCATGCCTGAAAACTGACGCACACGAGCCCGCGTAGCGAATAGAGCTTTACCGGCTGTTCCCCGGGAAACTTCTGCACGATGGTCTCCCCGTACATGCCGAAATGAAAGTTCTTGGCTGAGTCAAACACGGGCAAAGGGTTGAGCGCGTACGCGCGTTCCCAGTCCCAGACCACCCACTCGAGCTGATAGCCCGCGTTCAGGGCGGCTTGGCCCACCCCCACGTACGTGCGTTTCGGCAGCCATACTTTCCAGGCATAGGAAAGATCGTCCTGCTGGAAGTGACCGGGCTGGCGATAGTACAACAGGCTGAGAAAGAGGGCGCTGGTGCACGAATTTACCGTGACCGCATACGGAGCCCCGGTGTACTCACAGAGGGCGGCTTCGAACGCCTCCACCGTGCGCCACGCACGCCGCGCGAAGGGTTCACTCACCGCGGTAGGCGAGGTTCTTGGCGGCGGCGTTCAGCGGTTCGATGGGCCGCAGGCCGGTTTCGCGGGCCTTCTTTAGTAGTTCGGCGTCGCTCAGGCCCGAGATCTCCTCGACAAAGGCGGCGAGCGTGCCTGAATGTTTGACTTCTAGTTTCTCAGTAAAGCCTGCCAGCCGGCCCGCAATGGCCATCCCTTGCATGAAGCGATCCGGGAACTTTTCGGCGTAAGAGCGCAGGGCGTCCTCACTCGGTTTAGCCTTAAGAAAATCGGCCAGCAGGTGCACAAAATCGGTCCGGTCGCCCATCGTAAGCCGGGCCACCGTGGCAGCGTAAATTGCTGCGCCGTCGGGGGCCGGGGGTTTATCGGCTACGTGATCCGGCGCGTAGGGTGGCGGCTTGCGAAGCCGGCCCTCCTCTGTCGGGACAAACATCGGCAGGGCCGGGGTGGGTGGCGCCGGCAGCGGCAGTGTCGGTTCGGCCTTGTCTGCTCGACGCTTACGTGCCACGGCGAGCGTAGTATAGCGGGCTCCGCGACATCGTTCACACGAATTTCAGGCGACCCCATACCGGCGCTTTTCGCGTCGGGAGATTTGCCGCTTAGCCACGGCATAGACGTCGAGTCGACCGTACCGCACGCTGCGCTCTTTCCACAGGCGGGGACGGCGGCTGATGAGCACGCCCCGCGGCCCGGGGTTGTAGCGGGTAGGCGCCGCAGTGAGCATTTCCCCTAACGCATCGACGAGAACCGTACGGTCACTAGGCAGCGGTGCCAAAGTGACGAGGAACCACGCCCCGTGGATGAAGTGTAGTTGGTGCGTACTGTCGATTTCCTTCCGCCACGATGGGGCGGGGGGCGAAGGGGTGTGCTGTGACTCGGCACGGCTGCATAGCAGACCCGTTCCCGGGTCCACGTAGAGGCCCGAGTACGGCTCCCAACGGCCGTGACTGTGCGGCACATACGGGGTGCCGCGTACCATACGGACATGCAGCGCCACCCCCTGGTAGTGGCTGAACACGTGACTCTTGATGTGAAAGCCCTGCACACTGCGCAGATCCAGGTGCGCGCACATTTCGGACCAGACATCATTCCAGGGGCGGCCGACGCTCTTACGGAGGTACCCCCAGAGTGGCCCGAGAACGTCGCTAAAGCCCTTGAGTTCGCCGTAGCCTTGGAGCCAAGGACGGCGCATTCCTTCGTGGCAGGAGTACTGCTCGTAGTCCTCACCGACACGCCCGCGGTTGGGCTTCCGCCGCACAACGCCAGGGTCGTACCCTTGCCCGCTGCGGGGGTGCTCGGTGACTACCTTGCCCATATCCGGTCGCATGGTTGTCCTCCTTATCTAGTGCTCATAATTCACCTCCTCATTTGCTGTATTCACGTCGAAGTTCTCCCTTGACCACGTCAGTTTCCCGAACCTACCGGAACGGCCGGCAGGTCCGGGCCGGCGTGCGCGGTGTCGAAGCCCCACCCGGGGCATGTTGCCCGCGCGATGCCGCTCCCCCGTGTTCGGGTGGAGCCTTTTGGTGCGGCGCAGGTCCACGGGAACAAGCCGCGGCGAACCTGCCTTAGTATAGGCGGGGGTTAGGCGGCGGCCGGTTGTGCGCTTGGCGGGCCCATGAGTCCCGCGACTCCACCGCTTACCCGGTCACACGCACCGCCCAACACCCCCAGGGCGCGGCCCGCCGGGCGCTCTGAGGACCTGGCGGACAAATTCGGGCCTGGCACAGGCCCTTCACCGGGCGGTTAACCCCGGTCGCGCCCTTCGGCCACACCACCCTATTCCCAATAGGCTAGCACGATGTAGTAGTTCCCGTCCAGTTGGCCGAGGAGCCACGGGTCCTTTGCGATCTGATCGGCGTAGCACGGTTCCACGATCCAGAACTCACGGAACTTCCCGGTGCCCTTGGCATCCACGTAGCGCGCCAGGGCCACGTCGGGAATGAGGCCGGCATAGTTGTGAATCCTTGACCACCGCGTGGAGCGCACCCGGAAGAGCCGGAAGGGCGCTGCCTTGCGGACACGTCGGTGGACTTCGTCCCGGGTGTAGATGGTCCCGAACTCCAGTTCGCTATCCTGGAGGCCGTGGGCCTTGCGCTGCAAGGGCAGTTCGGCCCGGGCAGCGGCGGCCCGCGCACTGACCGCTTCCGACTCCACTCGCTCGCGTGACACCTTCAGGGTTTCTTCCGTGACTTTGAGGACGTCATCCATGATGGCCTCCCTGTCGTTGGCTGTGTTCGACCATGTGAGGCTCGCAGTAGCACAGCGGTTCGGCGTCCGCGGTCACACACCCGGCTGGGCAGGGCACGACAGCGCCCTGGGCCGCCGTGCCGTCACACCGGCAGTACCAACACCCCCGGTGCTGCGGCGTGTCGCTCATGCAAGCGCCGCCACCTGCGCCAACGGAACCACCCCCTTACGAATCGTGTGATGGTTTGCGGTTGCCAGCAGTTCAGTCTCGTCCGCCTCGAGCATTAACTTGAACGCGGCCACACGATCCCCCGCGGGCAAGCCCTCCATTGGATAAATACAAAGGTCCTTCTCCGGCACCCCTTGCCGGAACATGCGAATCATGCCGTCGGCAGGGATACGGTAGACAACCCCCGGGGTGTGGCGCGACGGCACCACAATGAACCGAAAACGTTCCCACGTGCGCCGCTGCTTTGCGTTGAGCAGCCCTTTCAGCAGCCGCTCGGCGCGTTTGACGGCCGGCGCGGTGACGGTAGGGGGTGCCGGCCATGAGAAATTGGCCCCGGCGTACTGATAATTCTGCACGGCCCAAGTCACCGACGCGGCGCTCCATAGATTCGACGCGGTGGTCAACTGTGCCTGGTTCCACCCCGAACACCAGAATTGGTTGTCGGGAACGACGTCTGGCGATCCCCAAGGGGTCCAGAATTGGCCTAATGCGCTGCCGTGATTGTCTAGGGCCTCGAACGTGAACGTGACGGTGGCTGTGGTTTGGCTGAATGCCTGCCACGTCCAGGATGTGTCGCTCACCTCCTGAAGATCAGCCGCCTGCGTAGCCAGATTTCCCTGTAAAAAGGATCTCTCCTGCGGCGGGGTCGAATTCGACAATGCGTTCCCCAGCCTGCCCACGTCGTCCCACCCGGTAGGCACGATATCCCTCCCGCAGCAGTAGATCGAATTTTTGGCGTGCTTGGTCGACTTGGGCCGGGTCACCAGGGTCCCACGGGACGCGCCGGTCCCCTTCCGACGGAGTAAGAACAACTAACGTACCCATGCTTTAATTCGCTCTTCTTCCGAAGCGCGCCCAAAGGTCACCGAGAGGGCCGCGCGGGGCTAGGGCCTCCAGCCGCGACGTCTTGCTCCAGGCGGCTATGGTCGGTTCCAGACGGTGAACCAGCGCCGAGTCCTGTGTGTTGCCGTGCCGGCGGTTGGTGATCTCACCATCCTTCATGCCGCGCGTGTGTTCATGCCGGCAATTTGGACACACGAGGATGATGTCCCGTTCCTCGTCCGTGTGCAGCGGGACGAGCACGTAGCCTCCGCACCCGCCGCCGGCTACCGTACAGTGAAACTCGAACAGGTCACGCATCAGTACGCCTCCAACTCCAGGATGGCATTCTTCACATGCCCAATTGCTCGCACGAGTAGATCGATAGATGCCTGGTTCTTTGTGGCCTGCGCCGTGCCTTCATCCGCGAGGTCGCGAGCCTTGCGCTGGAGAAGGTCGTACAGTTGCTCGCGTACATCCCGCAGGGTATTCAGCGGGCTCGGTGTGTCCAGCTTGTTGCCCGCGATCGTGTCCCGTACGGCACCCATACCCCCTACCCCCTTACCCCTCCTCGGGAGGGTCCCCGGACCCGCGCACGTCGTCGATGAGTTCCGAGTAATACCGAAATTCGTCGAGCACAGCGTTGTGGTCGTCGCTGTCGTGCAGTATTTCGTGTCCTGTGGTCTCTGGCCGCTCGATGACTGTCGACTCGTAGAAGGCAGACTCGACGACGATCAACGCGAGGACGTAGCGCTTGAGCGGGGCGCTCATAGCCACGGCAGCCGGGGCCAGGTACGGATCCGCCACTGACGGACGACCTGACCGTCCCGCACGAGTACGAGGACCGGCAGGACGAAACGGTTGACCGTGCATTCCCCGGTCCGTGGGTCGCGCCTCTCGACCCGGATCCATTGGCTTGGATCGGTGCGTAGCTCAATCGTCAGGCCGTTCATGGCTGCTCACGTATGCCGGGCTAACCGGCGGATCGCCCGGCAAGTAATACACCTGCGTTCCTCGGCAAGATCCGGGTGGAAATAGGGGTGATGCAACCGCAGCAACAGGCTGACGGCGTCCTTCAGCAGGGCTTCCGGCGAGGGCGTCGTCCGCGTCTTTGATGGCACACGAACCTTCGTGGAGCCAGGTTCGATGCTCACGGACATAGGACCCCCCGCAGTACCAACAGGCCCCGCTTGGAAGTTGCGGGGTCGACTGCCGGAGCTTGCGGAGCGCCCCATAGAGGCGTGTGATCTCGCCGGCCAAGTCGTCGAACGCGGCTTCGCACCGGGCATCGCCTTCCTGCTTGACGAGCTCCCGTATCTGCTCGATACGGAGCCACTGATCAGCGGTCAGGGCCATCGGCTAGGGCGTTTCCAACCCGGGCGGCGGCGCGGCGTAGTAACGCGGCGGCTTCGTCACCGGTGTGGCACTGGTAGTCGTTCCACTCTTGCACGGCTTTGTACGACAGGTAATGGCGATCGTGCTCCTCCACGTGCACACCGAATTCCAACTCTGCAAGCAGGCGCACGACATAGTCACTTTCCCGCATGTAGTAGCGGTATCCCTGTTCTTTTGCCGCCCGGGTCAGCGCGCCGGTCACACACCACTGCACAGCTTGGGGGTCGGTGGCTGACACTGACACCGTAACCTTCTGGATCTGGGGGGCACCCAATGCGCTCACATGGCGGCACCACCCGAATTCGACGAGTTCGGCCGCCCGCAAGAGCATCTTCTGCGCGGCTGTGCGGTCATGCGGCTCCATCATCCACCTCCGCCGCCGCACGCCGCACAGCGGCGACCACATCCGCGTCCGTACGGCAGGCTGCGTCGTTCCAGTCCGCAACCTTTTTCAGCCAGGTAATTTGCAGCGGCGGGCCGAACAACAGGGCGCCGATGCGGTCCACCGAATCGCAGTACAACTTACCCCCGGCCGCGGTAAGGAACAATCCGTTCCCCTTTACGGGGTAGGTCGTGAGCGCCTCGGGGCAGAGCTCCACAAGTGCCCGCGTCACGGCCCCTTCTACACACCATCGGGCGGCGTCGGGGGCAACCGGGGCCACGCTGCGTCCTTGCGCGTCCTGCGCAAACGTCCGCTGGCACCACCCCTGCTCCAGGTGTTCCGCGGTGCGGGTGAGTACCTTGCTCAGCGGTGGAAGGTCAGACATCATCGGCCACCTCGCATGCTCTTAGCCCCCAGGAACGAATCGTGACACGTCCTCGAATAGGGCGATGGTGAGGGGACGTGCGCCGCGTCCGCCGCGGCTAGGGCCGCGGCCCGCACGGCTTCGATGACCCCTTCGGCGGCGCCGTGGGCGTCGTTCCAGTTTTCCGGGTCCGGGCGCTGGGGCAGTCGCTCGCGCATGGCGCAATACAGACGGTAGCCTTCCGGCGTAAACGTCCGTAACACAGACAGTTCGTCAGGCAACGGGGTGAGCGTCTCGGGGAACAGGTCGGCCATGGCCCGCGTGACCGCCCCGACAAGGCACCAGCGCACAGCGCGCGGGTCCAGTGCGCTCACTGCGAACCCCTCGGCGGTCCGGCCGTACGCGGCCTTCGTCCAGCCCTGTTCGAGGAGCGTCGCAGCGCGGTCCAGTACCTTGGACGCATCCGCCTCGGTCAGTGTAAGGGGCATCATTGCGCTGTACGCTCCTGTGTGCGGCTCCCGGCGCGGCCGGGGCACCTTAATGTAGCGG